TTTAATTTGCTTCCTTTAAAACCTTCTTTCCATGCTCTTAAACCAAAATTATACGTTTTATCTTTTTTTGTTGATTTAGCATCAACAAATTTATCATCTACACCTGTAATTTGAATTTCATCACCTTCATAGGAAAATTTATCACCTACTTTAGGTAATTCCATTTCTTCGCTTAATGATTGACGGTATTCGCTTTCAGTAATCACACCAGCGATAAGTTGCATTCTTTTAATTTCGTTGATTTGTTGTTTCATGTTTTATTAGTTATATGTTTATAATAAATATGTGATTTTTTTACTAGTATGAATTTCTTACTAAATGTGTTAAATAATCAATAACATCATCTTCATCAAATCCTCCATCTTGTATCCATTCTGGAACTAGGTTTTCTAAACTGAATTTTAAAGTTGATAAATGATGTGTGTTAGCTAAACCTTCCATACGTTCGATAGCTTCATCAGATATGTTTTCATTTAAGTCTTTGCCTGAAAATTCATCAGGTGAAGAATATAAATAGTAGCTCATTTCTTGTTTAGCCCAATCTTCAATTTCTTGTTCAGTTGTATTATCTTCTATATCAAAATGCATTGATGATTCATCAAATCCTTCTTCATCACGCATAAACATATTTACTGATTTGAGTTCAGATGGATCAATTACAGATTTAAGATAATCAGCTATTGCTTTTTTATTTAATGTTGGGTATTCTTCACCATCTTCAATTTCTACATTAATGTATTTACTAATTACTCTTTTTTTAGCTTCATCTATTTTTTTAGCTGGAACTTCTACTGCGTATTCAATATCTCCATTATCTTTCAATTTATATGTTATGTTTATATTTCTAAACATAAGATAAGGATCACTTGAATTAATTTTTATTTCTCCTCCCTTATTCTTAATGTAAGCTTGTGCTGCTTGAAAATCCTCAGCACTATTGCGTTTAGTTTCATCAGCAAATTCTTCAGCTGGTAAAATACCTGTAACTGTATCTCCTGCTTTAAATCCATACATTGGAAACATATTATTTAATGCCATATCTAAAGTAAAAGTAACATCATCAAGTGTTTCTTCATTAGTTTCTTCGCTTAATGACTCTTGATATTCACTTTCAGTAATAATGCCAGCTAATTGCTGCATTCTTTTGATTTCATTAATTTGTTTTTTCATGCTTTATGTTTTTATTGTTATAAATATACGACCTGTTTTTCAGATCTCCAAATTATTTGTAATATTTTGTATAATCGTTTTTAATATAATCGTTAAAACGCGGTAATCTTAAATTTTTCATGGTTAAATCTACAATATTTTTATTAGTACGTGCAACCTGTTCCTTATTTCCCGTTATGTCCCACGGAATAAAAAATGGAAAATATAATTGCCATAATATTTGTGGGTCTTTAGCTACAAGTAAGTCAAATTGATCTTTGCTTATTTCAATGTATTGTATTTCATTTGTTTTTTTACAAAAATAACGTCTAAACTCTCCAATTTGGTAATCTTGTTGTGTTGGTTGGGTTGGGAAGTATAGGGGTGTTAAAGCTATCTGACTAGTATCAATACTTTTTATATTAATATAATTTGTATTTTCAAAATCATTTTGATTTATAATTACCGGAATACTAGAGTTTTGTAAAACTGGGTTAAGAGGATTACTGTTAGCTGATATTAGTTCAGATGTTGGAATGTCTTGAGGTGTTTTACCTGTGTATATTTTTCCACTTGAAGTTTTCCAATAATATCCAGTATAATTTTCTTGATTGCTTTTATAAACATATTCACCACCATTGGTGTATAAGTTAGAAGTTATTTGTGATAAAGGATAGTACATAATTAAACTAATGCAAATAAATTAGAAGGTGGAGGAAATGCTGATAATTTTCTTTTACTATAAAATTGAGTTTTACCATTGTAATTCCAAAAGAAAGCATTATTTTGAGCTGCTGGATTTCTTTCAACGATGCCTACAGCATCGGGACTATTAGGTCGTGCTGCTAAAAATTCTGTTCTTGAACCTATAAATAATTTTGCTGTGTTCGTATATATTGGATCTTTTAATGCTTTTTCACTAGTTTCAATTGCTGCTGTAGCTGCAGCTAAAGATACTCTTTTTGCATTTTGATATGCTTTTATTGCTGTATCTTTATCTTTAATAGCTCTCCAATCTCCTGGATTTTTAAATGTTGGTTCGTATTGTCCTGCTGCTATTATTATATCTTTAATACTTCTTCCATACCCTCCAGCATTTAATCTATTATATATAGATTGAGCAACATCAGCCATACCTTGAGGATTATTTACAAAATTTTCTGCTGCTGAAATAGCAATTAAAGTCCATAAATCAGCTTGAGGTCCTTTAGAAACAGGAGTAGAAGCAGGTGCTGAAGTTGTTGGTTGGCTTCTATTAGAAGTTTTTACTTGAACATCCGGGGAATTAAATGGATTTTTAGGTGTTCCTATTGATTCTAAAGTAGTAATCCATTGATTGTCTCTGATTTCGTGGGTTATACCTTTAATTAGAAATTCTAAAGTATCAGGATAACTTGTAGGTAAAAACGAAGCATCAATGGTATATTTTTGATATACTTTCATTCCTGATAGTCCATCAATAGTTAAAGTTAAATCAAATGGTAAAAATCCTATTGTTGGAGATGAAATTAAAGATCCAGTATTTGCTAATTGTGCATCTCGTGTTTGTTTATATTGATCATATTCAGTAAATTGAATATTGGTATTTTTAAAATTAGATATAGCATCTTCATCCCATGTTGGTGGGGTATTTAAAGCTCCTAAATTATCTACAAAATTATAAAATGCTTTTATTTGTTCACTATATTTTTTTTCTAATGTTTCGGGTGGTTTAGCAGGATCCGGGGGTGGGGTATTACTTGGTAAAGGATCTGTAACTTCTACTTTAACACGATCTACTAATCCTTTATTTATTGTAGATAAAGCCGTTGAATCCTGTCCAGCAATATAACCATTAGATTGTGCTCCTATAGTAATCATACTTGCTAAAGCAGGAGTAATTGTGGTTGAAAAACTTAAATCTCTAACTATTGAGGCATCGTTTATGCCTGTTTGAGAAGTACCAGAAATTCCATACATTAAAAATTTTGCAGTTTCTGTACTAGCTCCAGGAATACTTTTTAAAATAGCATCTTTTTCAGGAAGAGGAACTTCATCTACAAATTTTATTTCATTAGTGTTTTCATCTATTACAGGTTGAAGTTTATTAAATCCTCCAGTAGATGTATTAAAACCATCACACATTTTTTTTAATAAATCAACTAATACTACTTTATTTTCTTTAGGATCTTTTAAAGATTCTAATTGATCTAAAATATAAACCATATTAAAGTAAATATTCATTACTCTTCCATAATTTAAGGTAGTTGCACCTGCTGGTTTAAATCTAAATTCATTTCCTCCTTGAAAAAAAGCATATGTTGTAGTTCCTGAGGCTCCGTTATATTGTTCTTTTATATTACATACAGCCGGATCAGAACTTATTTGTCTATTATATAGAGCAATTACATTAGAATTTAAATCTGTATTAATGTTTATTAAGTATTGATTTGGATTATTATTAACATTAGGAATAATATATCTTTGAAGTAATTTTAAAAAATATCCAAATTGGATATAATATTCATCATCATGATCACCATCAAATATTTGTTTAACTGCTATTCTATTACTAGTATCATTTGGATCAGTAATATAATATGCTTTATAATCAGATATTTCAGTAGCATTACTACTATTAAGTGCTACTTGGGTTTGATAAAGTAATTTTCCTATATCACTTGAAAAAGCATAATTGGCTATTTTTTCTTGTGGATTTAAATCTGCTGTTGATCCCGATGCTACTCTTTCGGCATCATCAAGATTAACATTTACACTTCCATTTATAGCATTTATTTTAAGAGATTCAATTATATCTCCTATAGTTCTTACAGTTACAGTAATATTATAACTTAAATCTCTATCAACACTCCAAGTAAAATTTACTACTTTACCTAAAGCCGCATCATAATTACCTTTTGATGCTATTCTTTTTTCTTGAATTTTTGGTAATATTTTATCCCATTTATATTCCGCAGTAACATTTCCATTAGTATCTCCTAAAAATTCATCAGTTAAACTATATTGGTTATTTGTTATAAGTGTTTTATCATTTTCCCAATACATTGTATTTCCCCATTCAAGTAAAACTGAATATCCTAAGCTCATGTATAGTGTACTTATAATATCAAATTGATATCTATTATATGCTTTAATACCAATAGTAGCGGTTTTTAATGAACCTCTTGTTTCTGTTTTTATACTAAATGAAGTAATACCGGGCATTGGTTTCAACCCACCATATTCTAAACCTCCTAAACCATAAGCATTATTATTAAATATAGATTTATCTCTTGCTATTCCTGATCTAGGAGTTGCATCTGTAGTTTTAGTATTAGTTTCATTTGAAACACCTCCAAATAAAACATATTCTTTAGCTAATGTATTATTAAGTTTACTACTATTACCTCCAAAAGGTGAGTTAACAAATGTAAAACGTTCAGGATTAACATTAACTGATGATACCATCTTAACCCATCCCGTATTAGAATTCATCCATGCTAGATTTTGATTATTTCTAACATATGATCCTTTTTTTTGTTGTCTTAGATTAATTTGATCTATTATTTCTTTTGGAAAGCCTTCACCTACTATATTACTCATAACTTATTATTTTATTGGTTTATTAATTTAAATGCACTTACTACTGCTTGGGGTGCTGCGGGTATTCTGATTTGTATTCCTTCGGGTATAACTAATGTATTTTGAGGTAAATCAGCAGGACTAGAAGTACCAGCAGTTGCCGTGTTTGCTATTGATATAACCCACCATAATGAACTATCTCCATAATATTGATTTGCTAGTATATCAAATCTATCACCTTGAACAGTATAAACATAAATATCTTCTGAGCTTAAAGGAATTTCAGGATAACGAGAAGTTCTATAAACTGTTCGACCATTTATATTTGTTTGAGGTATTTGTTGATATCTATTCATTTTTAATTATTTTTACACACCTTCTCCTGTAGGATTATCATAATTATTGTATTGGGTTGCTGTTTGTCCTGCTGTAGATAAAGAAATAAATCTTTGACTGCCATACAAAGTTGCAAATCCTTGAGAGTTTGAAATATCTCTAGGAGGTGATTTAGTATCTACTGTAAACCCATCTAAAGTTTGTTTTGATGGAATAAATTCTTGAATTGGTACAAAATTAAATCCTGTTACTTTAATAATATGTGGTACTTCTTTAACCGTAGGATCACTATTTCCTTCATCATCTATACCAATTTCCCAAGGTGATTCCATAGGTACATCATACGTAAGACCTGTTATAAAACCAACCTGTTCGTATAAATATCCTCCTACTGTTAGTTGAACTAAATTACCAGTCATATAACCTTTAGAAGTATAGCTTGGTGCTAGATTAGATGCTAAAAAATTTAATTTTTTATACATTATCATAATTTCTTCTTTAGATTGAGCCGCTACGGTCCAACCCATTGATATACTTCTATTAAAACCTTTATATGTATAAAAATTTTCACCTCTACCTAAATAGTTTACTGTACCCCAATCTGCACTGTAGTTATCAGAAAATGAATCTAAAAATGCTCTAAAATGAATAAAATCTTTTATAGTAGGATTTTTATTATCTATAGCTGCTATTCTAAATTTTACAAGGTCATTTACTGGTTGATTAGTATCAACATATTCACTTCTATATATAGGTAAAGCATTGATTCTATCTATAGGACCAATTCCTGAGCCTGATGTATATGATATTAGATTTTTTTGAGCTCGGTAACCTGGACCTTGCTTTGTTTTTGTACCCCCAATACTTGTTCTTATTTCAAGATTTTCATTTTTATAATTAGGAGAATTAGACATAATAGTAGATTTACCATTTAGTAAACCTCTTAAACTTGTCCTAAAATCTTTTATTTTAGCAGTATACGAAGGATTATTACGTACACCATTACTATAAAAATCAGATTCTGTAACTGTTTGTTTAGCAGTTAAAATTTGTTCACCTCCGGTAGCTGTTACTTGTTCTGCTCCTAATTCTGAGGTTCTAGTAGTTGTACCTACTTGTGTTGCTTCTAAGGGAGGTGAAGGAGAAGAAACCGATACAGTAAAACCATCATATCCCGTAACTAAAAAATTAGCATTACCATAATTATTTAATGGATTTTTTCCAACTGGATTGTAAAGTGTTCGTAATGGGCCTCCTAAATTAGAAGAAGCAAATTTAATATTTGTTTTTCCAACCCCTAAAATAGATCCAGGTCCTCCAGGATAAGATAAAACATTAATCTCATTATTAGATATATTATTAGTATTTCCAATTCTAAAAAATGTAGGTATTTCTAATTGAGTTGGATTTACTTCTTTAATACCAAATAATTGAATTAATCTATTTTTAAAATTAGGATTACCTTCAGAAAGTTCTTCTAATAATTGAGGTTTTATTGCTTGTAAATATGAACCTCGGAAGTATCCATTAGATCCGGCACCAGCAAATGGGTTTAATCCTTGTTTATTTAAATGTCCTCCAAAAGCAACTAAACCCGCTTGAGCTAATGTTGATAAAGGAGTATATGTACCTTCATTTAAAAGACCGGTTGATGCTTGAGTACGAACGGCTACACGAGATAATACTTGTTGTTTAGCAATAAAAAGTAAACCATTAGGTGACTTTGTATCAGTAAACATTTTACCAAGGCGCCTAACATCGGTTACCGAGTCTTGAGCGGCTAACATACCGCCTCTTAAAATAAAATCGCTTGTTGAATTTTGTAAACCGTTAAAACCCGTAGGTATAGATGTTTGTATGTAAGGTTGATTACTATTTCCACCACCTAAGGTGTCATTTCCATATCTTAAATTTAACATATTTGGTGTGGAGCCGTTTCCGGTATATCCTTGACCTCCTACGTAATATTTAAAATTTTGGGGTGGATTAGTAAGTAAATCTTTTAAACCCATTTTATTTAGGTAAGTTATTTAAGTATGGTAATGGATTACCTCCATCTAAATCTAGTTGTGATACTGCTAAGCTTTTTTGATAAGCACTTACTTGATCATATTTAGCTGGTTCTTTACCGTCTAAATCTAACTGTGATAATGCTAAACTTTTTTGATAAGCGCTAACCTGATCATATTTAGCGGGCTCTTTACCATCTAAATCTAGTTGTGATACTGCTAAATCTTGTTGATATTGTGACACACCATCATAAACTGGTGGTTGTGCACCATCAAATTGAGATAAGGTTGAACCGTCTTTTGTTAATTTGTCTAATAATCCCATGGTTTATTATTTTATTATAAATATTTAATTATTGAATTTTATATGAACCAACAGCCATAGCAGTACCCATTTTTGTACCATCTAAGGTTATTGTGCCTTCTTTTTTTAATATTTGTATCAACACATTTTCTACAGCACTTAAACGTTCTACCATAGGTCCTATATCTATCATAGCTGAAGATCCACCACCTCCTCCACCATTTCTTGCAGAGGCTATCCCCGGTGCGGCTAATAAATCATCATTTGGACTTAATTCAAGTAATCCTCCTTCTTTTGTTGATATTTGAGTTTTACCATTTGCTGGAGATACAACGTCTTTTACTTGTTGGGCTTTACCTATTAAACTAAATAAACCAGCAACTGCTGTTCCGGCTAAAAGAAGACCAACACCAAATGGAATTTGTGCTAATGATTGAAATATAGCACCTACAGCGCCTATTATTGCTTTAGAAGCTACAAGTCCTAAAGCACCTGCTAATCCTATAGCTAGTGGATTACCTTCTTTTAAACCATTAACAAACGAAGTCACTAAATCTCCTAATAATGAAAAACCTTCAATTAATGGTGATAATAACACGTTTATCGCTGGTAGGACTACTTCAACTAATTTTACTAATGGTTCTACTATAGCTAAAACTGGTTCAATTAATCCAACGAATAAATCTTTAAGTTTATCTATACCTTGAGTAAAACGTTCTTGAATACTTTGTTGTTGGAATTGGTTAGCTAATTGTTCATTACCTAAACGTTTTTTAGCTTCTTCCATTCCTACCTGTTTAACTAAATTATCAAATTTTTCTTTTGCATCTTTACCTTCTACATCTGATAGTTTAACTAATGCTTCTCTATCCATTATAGATTGAGCTAATTCATCTCTAGTTAAACCGGCTGCTTTAGCAATTGCTTCTTGTTGAAGCCTATTCATTTTTCCAAATTGTTCAGAATTACCTACTTGTTTTGCTACTTCAGCCGCTGCTCCTGCTATATCATTATTTAACGCTAATTGTCTTGCTGTTTCTAGATTTAAATTTTTACCCGTCATTAATTCCGCATCTAATTCATTAGATATTGAAGATTCAAAATCTAATAATGATGAAGAAATTTTATCGGCTTGTTCTAAATTTAAACCAAATTGTTTTGCTTGTACTACAGATCTTGCTAATTCATCGGCACTACCTTTTAAAGATAATTTTATTGAAGCTCCTGCTTTATTAACTTCTTTTAATACTTCTTTTTCATTTACAACTAATTTATTTTGAGCCGCATATGCTTGAGCACCTCCTAAAATTTCTTTAGTATTATCTTCTAATGATTTTCCTTGAGATAAAGATAACTTTTGAATTTCCATTAATTCATCAGTCTGGTATCCTGCTTGTTCTGTTAATTTAGTAAATGTTGTTAAATCTTTTTCATTTAATACAGCATTTGAACCTAAAGCACTTCCTACAGCAATCATAGTTTTGCGTAACTTTTCAGTAGTTACAGCAGCATCATTTGATAAATTAGCTGTTCGTGTTAATTCTTCATTTACATTTAAAGCTTCAGTATAAGTTAAATTAAATTTTTTAGCTGTATCACCTACACTATTATCTACTAATTTAAACGTATCTACTAATTCTTTTATACCTGCAACTATTAAAGTTGTAGGATCGATAGCTTTAAAAAGATTAGAACCTAATTGTTTTGCAAAATGTTTAGAAGCATCTAAGTTAGTAGCAGTACCTTTACTTTCAACAACCATTTGTCTTGTATTAGCTAAAGCATCTCCTATACCTAATCTAGTATCTAAAGCTCCTAAACCTGCTTTTTGTAAACCTTTACTAAGACCTTCGGCTAATGTACCTACATTACCCATAGTTTTTTCTACTTCTCCTAATTGTTCGGATTGTTGATGGAGTTGATCGGTAAATAAATGATTATAATCTAAGGCTTTACTATATTCTCGGTTAATACCTTTAATTAACTCCATTTTTTCCTGCTCGGTAAGAAGAGTATCTTCTTCAATTGTTTTTAAAGCAGCAGTATGTTGTAATTCTAATTTATATAATTTATCTTCGTTAGCTAGTAATTGTTTACTAATATCTTTTTGAGTGTATAATCCTTTATTAATTCTAGATTGGTTAATAACAAGATTATTAGAATCTTTAACTAATGAATTAAGACTTTTTTGCATATCTTTAGATACCGTCTTAATAATACTTTGACCACTAGTTAAAGCATCATCAAATAAATCTTTAATAGAATCAGTAATAGTTCTAAACGCAACTTCCGTAATGGAAGCTATGTCTTTAATATCTTGTTCTACTTCTTTTTTAATATCTTTGCTATTATTAGCCATTTATATAAAATATTTGTTATAAATATTTAAAGGCATCATTTTTTTGATGCCTTTGTTTTATATGCAAACTCATTGGATTGCTTCATTATTTGTTTAGCTTTATCCGGATTAGCCATGTCTATTTGCTGTGTTCCTTGTTTTGCTTTAGGTTTGTATGCTTCTGATTCTTGTTGTTTTTGTTCTACTATAAAATTATATGTTAATTTTCGTAACCATATAGGCATATTATACACTATATCATAATTATACCCACCATTACCATGGTAACAAATATCATGTATTATTTTAAATAAATGGAATCTATATTCCGGAGTCAGGCCAAAAAAAGCTAACTGTTACTGGTATATTGATGTCCTCCTTAACACCTTCTGCATTAGTATATTTACTAACTAATTCAATATCCGGTTGGGTAGTACGTAAATGATCTCTAAAATTTTTAGAATCTTTAGCTAATAAGAAATTATCAACAAATTCTCTAATATCTTTTTTATCAGAATTTCCATTAACCGATGTAATCATGTATTTTAAACGAGTAGATAATTCAGCTGATGAATTTTTATCAATCTTTTTTAAACCTTCTAATTCCGCTTGGATATTTTTTTCGTCTTTATTATTTAATAATTTATACGTAATTTTATTACCTGATGAAGGGAATGTATATTCGAATGAATTCACATGAGGTTCAATTAAATTAGACTCGTCTAAATAACGAGTAGGGCAATCAGTTAAATCCACAGTTATAGTTTCATCTCCTAATTTAAAAGAATAATCTTTACCATATCCTAAAATACGTGCCGCTACCATTACCATATTTTTATCACCTACAATCAAATCATCGTAATCTATTTTAGAAACAATAAGTGATTTTAATAGTTTTTCTAAAACAATACCTTGTTTAATATAGTTTTGATTAGTTAAGATATCTTCTTCTTTAGCAGTCATGTACTTCATTTCAATAGTACCACTTGATAAAGGATTGTCTTTAGGGTAAATTAAACCTTTTGAAGGTAATTCCACCATCTCTGTGGGGAATTTAAATTTGTTTTCTTCCATAAATTAATTTTTAATAACATTTTGTTGTCGTATATAAATATATGAAAATAAAGGAAGCTCGCAAAAAATGCGAGCTTTCTTGTATTTGTTTTATTATTTCTTAGAAGTTTAATACACAGTAGTCAGGTTGTACTGTCATTGTAATATTAACTGCTGTATTTTCTGTATCCCAATTGTAATCACCAAAGTTTGCTTCAGTAATCAAAGCGCCTTTAATAATCCATTCTGATACAATATCACCTACAGGGCCTAATACGTCGAATGTTAAATCTTTCTTATAGAAGTCAGAATAACCATCGCGACCAGTTACTGATTCGTGGTGTAAACGTACCCATTCCATTACAGCTTGAGCGCCTGATGGAGTGATTGGATCGAATAATGTGAATTGGATTTGTCCCCAAGTTGATTTGCCTTTTACAAAACGTTGAACGTTAATGTGATTTAAAGCAACTGTACCTTGAGTTAATGTAACCGCACCTACACCTTTAATTTCATACGAAGGGATACCATCAATGTACATGATAAATCTATTCGCTTGCTTCGGTTCAAACGCGGTAAAAAATATTTCGTTTGGATCTAATACTGCCATGTTTTGTTTTATTTATTTCTTGTTATAAATATTAGTGAGTTATAAAAGGTAACTACCTTCCCTTAAGCAGGGAAAGTAGCTCCAGTTGGTAAAATGTTGAAATCTAAGTAAATGAATTCTGCAGTTTTAGTTGGTTGGATATAAATTTGACCAATTAACTCGTTTCTATCAATTACATCAGGAGTATTATTTGAATCATCCATAATTACTCTAAATGCGTATAAACCTTGACGTTGTTGAACACTTTCTAAGTATGGGTTAACTTGGCTTAAGAATTGATTTCTTGTAGCGATTGTATTTTGTTCAAATACCAAGTTTTGAGCAACTTGAGAAATATAAGATTTAAGAGCAATTAACAAACGACGAACATTAACACGATCAAGAGCAGAAGCTGCTGTTTGTAATGTTTTCTGACCGTATACTACAACTCCAGTTCCTGGGAAAGTAGCGATTGGGTTAACTTTACCTGTGTATAATGTATCTCTATTTGATTGTGATAATTTTTGTGCTGCTCTGATTACTGTGCTTAAACCACCTCTATTAATACCTGCTGGTGCGAACCAAGGTTCTGCAACGGTATCATTGAAAGCATAAACACCACCAATCATTGTTGAAGCTGGTACCCAAACATTTTGTCCTGAATCTGGATCTTGTGTTTGTACCCAAGGCCAATATGAAGCGGCGTATGAAGTATTTCTTGATTGTGCTTGTGTAGTTGCATCTGCTATTAAACCATTATATGCTACTAGGTCTAAAACAAATATATTATCTCCTCTATTTTGAGTATTATTAATAATACTAGTACATTGAGAAGTTTGTAAATTATTAAACAAACCAGGTGCTAATAATACGTTGAATCTATAATCATCTTGATTAGCCATTAAAGCAATCATGTTATCATAGCTTGCACTTGGAATACCTTGTACATTATTTACAGGAGTTGCTGATGTAATTTGATTGTAAAATGCTGTAGAACCATTTGTAAATAAATTACCAGTAGCATTACCAAATGAACCACTACCGTTTGCTGGTATAAATCCTTTATATATTGCTTTTGCAACACCTGCGTTATCAAAATATTGAGGAGTTGGATTAGGTACATTTGAAACACGTACATAAGCACTTCTATTAGGGAAAGAACCAGATATTTCTATTTGATTTGTTGTTGAATTATAGTTTTGAACATAATCACCTAATACTTTTGATACATAGTTTGGAGCAAATGGATCTAATGATAAGTTAGTCCATGTTTCTAATACTGTAGGATTTAAAGTATTATCATTACCACGACGAATTAATAAATCAAAAGTACCTGAACCGGTATTTGAGTTAACAATTTGCCATCTAACATTATCTGCTGAACCGCTAGCTAAAGCACCTGCCGTATCTAAACTTGAACTGCTGTTCATGATTATACCTTTAGATAATGTAGATAATTGAAGTGATGCTGAGTTAACACTACTACTAATAGTTGGATTACCTGTAGCTCCATCTAAGGCTTGTGCTGCTGTAAATGTACCACTTACAACTCTTGATACTAATAATGTATCACCACCATTGTTAAAATAGTTAAATGCGGCAATTGAAGTAAAATAAGTATAAACATTACTTGCACTAGTAAATGTAGTACCAAACTTTTGTTGATAATCACTATATGAAGTAACGATTGTTGGTATTTCTACCTGTCCTTTTACTGTAGGACCTATAAGAGCTGCGCCAACAGTTACCGGATTCTGGGTAATAAATGACTGGTCATTTTCTCTTGCTAGTACACCAGGGGAAATTAATGTTTCTGCCATGTTTTAAATGAATTTAGTTTTGTAGTTTTGTTATAAATATTGCAGAACTATTCAAAAAACTAGGAGTTACTTGTGAATTCTCCCTTTTCTATATCAATGGTTCCTTCACCATATTTGTCTTGTAATTTAGAACCTATTTGAGTTTCTAATTGTTTTAAGTTACTTAATTCAACACTTAATTGTTGTTTTTGTAATTTTAAATCTTGAATATTAATTTCAATAGAACCAAACTGTTGTACTAATGTTTGTCTTTTTACTTGAAAATCTTTAATTTCTTGTAACTCTTCTTGTGTTAAAACGTGTGTTGTCATAAATCTATTTTATTATAAATATTAAACGTAAGTAATAATGTAATTAAAGGATACAGATTCAGCTACACTATTTCTACCTAAAGTTTGAAATGTTAAATTTGAACTTGATAAAAAATAAGGTGCTATAACTTTATTTGGATCAAAATTATTTCCACTACTATTATTTTGAAACATTGATATAAAAACAGAACCGCTACGTCCTGTAGTATCCATTTCTTTTCCTATTAATTCTGTTAAACCAGTAATAACAGATGATGAATTACCTGCTGTTATTTCACCATATCCTGAAATTAATCCTGTTGTTACATTAGTTGTATAACCAAAAGAATCTGTAAATGTATTTGTTTTTAAGGGGGTAAAAACAGACGATGTTACAGCATAAGATGCTGAATTATAAGTTAAAAGACCAGTTAATGATACTGATGAAGAT